CTGTAACACCCGCAACAGCCTCAACCTTACCGTCTGACCTTAACGCTACCGTGACACCACTGGCTAACGTGCCTTGGGCCACAAAGTCTGCACTTTTTACACTGCTCCCTGCGGGGAGTAACTCGCTTAGATTGCTCATGTATTCACCAAGTTAATGCTTGTGGCTGAGAGGGCTTCACCAGCGACGATAGAAGTTGAGCCAGTACCCAGTGTGCCGTCATCTTGAACGTAGTAGGTAGAGCCTACAGTAAAACGAGCGTCGTCTGGCGTGTTAGCCGTGCCACCCATGCCACTATGGGCAGTGCAATAGTAGTACAGGGTTGGTGCGCCTATCGCCACGACTATCTGTGTGTAGGCTCCTGCGTTTCCTGGCACTCCTACTGCTGTAACGCCCGTCGTGTATTCCGAACCACCACCATGCGTACCATCAGAAGTTGTAGAGAAACGTAGTGGATGTCCTCCGTTAGTCCCGTCGGATTGATCAAACTTATAGGTTCTGCCTTCGCTCAAGCTGACTGTTGCTTGTAACGCGCCGTCGATGTAGTAGCGATTTCCAGAGCCTGGGTTAGCCACCGTAATAGCAAAGGTTGTAGTTGCAGTATTAGTAATAGCGGTAGTGTTTATACCACCCTGCAAGGTGACTGCACCTGTAGCTGTGTTAGATATAGCGGCTTCGGTGATGCCGACGAAGGAAGAGGAGGTTATGGCAGTAGGGACGTATGCCAAAGCTGTGCCATCCGAGTCACTTGCGTTATCTCTATAAAGAAAAATACTTAAATTACTAGGCGAACCGAAAATGGGCTGAGTTAACTGCACATTAGACTGCGGAGCAGTTGAAGTAGACTCTAAGGTACACGTTGTCCCGCTGACTGATACGTTATATACAACCCCGTAAATAAAAACCACAGACCTGTTTAAGTTAGAATTGTAAGTTACAGCGGGCGGTACGCTATCAGTAGAACCAAGTGTTATATAAGTACCTTTGGTTAACGTCGTTCCAGATAGAGAAGAAGCGTTAATTTCATTTTTAACAACGCTAATAAAACGTGCAGAAGTAGAATCGTAAGCACAGCAAAAATAGTTAGTGTTTACGTCCTTAAAAGTATCAATACTGCCTTGGGTAATACCTAAACTGTTATCTACCGTCATTATTACATAATTTATGTTGCCAGAATTTCCATTAAGAAAAATAACGCCTGTTTTGCTATTAGCTGTTATAAACGCACCCGTTAAATAAGTGCATAGGTTACTTAAAATTGTGTGCTTAGACCCCCAAACAAAACTAGTGCCATTAATATTTCCAGCAATCGCAGTGCCATAATTAGAATTTCCTACATCCCTATACAACAATAAAAACTTAGCATCGTTTGAGAGGTATATTAAAGGCGTTTTACCTTCCGCTTTAATTACTTTTTGATTAGTGTCTCCTACTTCTACTTCTGCGCCTACACTAAAAGAAGTGCCGCTTATAGTAATAACATATGTATAAAGTCTGTAACTAGTTGAGTCTGTTACTATTACCACGCCTTTTTGATTAGTATTAGAGTAAGCGGAGGCATTGCTAACCCCAGTATTTGTTTTGGCACTAATTTGTGCAGCCGTACCAAAGGTAATAGAACCATCACTGCCTACCGTACCCACCACTCCATCACACTTATTGGTAGAAGCATTAGCATAGCTAACGAATATCTTATTTTGTGTAACATCAAAGTAGCCGTTAATATTGTTTACTTGACTACCACCTTGATCGCTAAAAACAGTTGTTGGAACATCTGAGGCAATAGCTGTAACCTTGCCATCACTGGTTAGTGCCACCGCCTGACCGTTAGCTAACGTGCCACTCGCTACAAAATCAAAAGACTTGCCTCCAGCACCGCTGGGTAATAAATCGCTTAAATTACTCATGTTGGGTCCACCAAGTTTAGGGCTGTGGTTGAGATGGCTTTGCCAGCTTTAGTTGAAGAAGAGGTCGTAGCTAGGGTTCCGTCGTCTTGGACGAAGTAGTTAGAGCCTATGGTTAGGGCGTTTGAAAAAGAAGTTACTACGCTTTTTGCATAATAACTATTGTTTTGATCTGAGAACCCCGATATTACGCTTCCCGTATCTGGATCAAATGCAGTTGAGATATATCTTGCCGCTGTTGTCGATGTGAATACAGCAGGAGTTGTAAAAGAAATACTCGTACCACTAATCGTTGATATTACCAATGTTCCATAGTTACTGTTAGCAAAATCAGAGTACGAAATAACCACTTTATTAATAGTTGAATTAAAAGTTGCAGAAGTATATCCCGAATCTGCGGATTCAAAAGTTGCTTCTGATCCAAAAGAAATACTTGTACCCGATACTGTGCCAACGATTGCTTTTGAGTAACCTGAATCAGTATTGACTGTGTAAGAAGTCACTATTTTATTTGCAGCCGAATCAAAAGCAGCACTTATATAATCTATTTCAGCGGCTCCAGAACTAAACTTAACGGGAGTGCCAAAGGAAATGCTAGTTCCTGATACTGTTCCTACCGCAGCATAACCTTCATAGTTGAAATTCCTGTAAAAAATAACGGCTCTGTTGTTCGCAGAATCGTATGCAGCACCCTCACCCGAGTCCGTAATTTGCATATTTACTGAATCAAAGACAACAGGTGTGCCAAACGAGATAGATGTTCCGCTAACTGTACCTACGACAGCCGTCCCGTAATCATTGTTAGCATCATCTTCGTAAAAAATAACAACTTTGTTGCTTGTAGAATCAAAAACAATAGACTTTCCATTTACGGCAGCAGCTTCAAAAACCGCTTCTGTGCCAAATGTAATAGATGTACCCGAAACAGTCCCAACGATAGCTGTACCGTAGCCAGAATTACTTGAATCTGTGTACGCTATGACAACTTTGTTTGCATTAGAATCGAAAGCAGAACTTATATATTCAGTAGTCCCTGCATTGAATACGGCTACTGACCCAAAAGATATGCTCGTCCCGCTAACTGTTCCAACATACACAATACCGTAATTATCAGAACCTCTACGATTGGCAATAACGGCTTTGTTAGCGTTTGTGTCATAAGAGACACTTTTAGTAACCGCAAAGCCCGACTCATATGTAACAGGGCTTCCCGCAGTAGGCGCATAAGGCAACAAGTTACCCCCAGTAGAAAGCCCACCTTTAACAGCGACTTCGCCCGTGGCTGAAGAAGATATAGCAGCGTTGGTTATACCGATGAAGGAGGAGGCGTTGGTTGATGCTAACTTAATAACATTTGCTATGCCGCCGCCATTACTATCTGCATAGGCAAGAACCACACGATTAGCATTAGAATCAAAGCTACTTGAGTGCAAAGTTGTAGTAGAACCACTTCTAAAAATTTCTGAAGCAGTAAAAGATATAGACGTACCTGAAACTGTGCCAATAGCAATTGCTCCGTTTTCACTGCTACTTCCCGCAGCAAAAGAAACAACTATTTTATTTGCAGTAGAATCATAGGTTACAGAGTTGTAATTAGCCGCCGTGGCATAAAAAGTAGCCGTTGCGCCAAAAGATATAGACGTACCCGATACTGTGCCAACGAATGCTTTTCCTACATTACCGCCCCTAAGAACTATAACTACTTTTTGTGCAGTAGAATCATAGGTTATATCTGTGAATCTAGTTTCACTAGATTCAACAGTAACAATACTACCAAAACTAATACTAGTTCCGCTTACTGTACCCACTACTGCCTTTCCATGATCTGAAAGAGCAGGATCTTGATAGGCCATCACAAACTTACCCGCATTAGTATCGTAAGCTAATCTGACAGCGTCTCCATAACTACCGGAAAGAGAATAGTAGGAACCAAATGAGATAGAGGTTCCAGACACAGTACCAACAATACAAGATGCCTTGTTAGAATCATTGACATTTCTGTACCCAACTACAATTTTTTCATTTGCGCTGTCATAACAACTTTGAACGTACATACTATTGGAGCTTTGAAATGCCACAATAGTTCCAAAAGACACAGATGTCCCTGAAACAGTAGCTACTACTGCTTTTCCGTAATTAGAATTTCCAGTGTCTTGATAAGCAATTACCATTTTTGAAGCGGCAGCGTTATAGCTTATAGAAACATAGCGTGTCGTCCCTGTTTCAAAAACAGCAGCCGAACCAAAGGATATGGATTCACCACTTACCGTCCCAACTCTTGCAGTTCCTTGATAATTATTATTTGTATCTGAATAAACAACTACGATTTTATTTGAACTAGCATCAAACGCACAAGCAATAGCATCAGCAAAGTCAGGTCCAGGTATTGACGATTCAAATTCACTGGGAGACCCTATAACTTGCGGTACGATAGCAATAGCCTCAACCTTACCATCACTACGTAGAGCAACAGTCTGGCCGTTAGCCAACGTTCCTTGAGCGACAAACTCTATATTATTCTGGGTTCCCCCAGATGGTATAAGCTCTGAAAGAGTAGACATTTACACACTCCAGCCAATCGTCCCATTGATGTAGGTCATCACGATTTCGGCAAAATTCTTATCGAAAGTAAGGTCAGTAGCTGAACTGGCTATGTTAGAGCCGTTACGCGCAACCAAAAAATTAGTTGTCGCTGCTGCACCTGTGCCGTCCTTGATGACTACATAATCACCTGCGCTTGGACTAGAAGGCAACGTAATTGTTATTGATCCTGCCGTAGCAACTATAAACGAAGCAGAAGTAGCCGTAGTGCTAGTACTAGTTAACGTTGGAGCAGGATAACCAGCAGCTTCTGCTGCTGATGTCCATGTAGTACCGTTGGACTTTAGGACGTTACCGGATGTTCCTGGCGCAACGGTTGTCACAGCGTTAGTGCCACTGCCTAGTATTACGTTGTTAGCGGCTATCGTAGCAACACCTGTACCGCCGTTAGCTACCGGAAGCGTGGCTGTTACCTGAGAGGTCAAGTTAACGTTAGCTAAAGCTCCACCAAGCGTTAAGTTACCCGAACTTGTAACCGTGCCCGATAAAGTAATTCCGTTGACCGATCCTGTACCGCCAACAGAAGTTACAGTACCGTCGCCAACGTCCACTGTGGCAAGCGAATCATAGACGGCAGCCCCTGCACCGGCTCCGTCGGTATAAAGAATTTTGGTGTTGTTAGTGGGAATTGTAATTTGTGCGCCAGAGCCTTGTTTAATAATAATGCTTTGACCACCACTAGTAGCGTTTTCTATCCACCACATTTTACTAACAGTGTTTGGAGCCAATGTAATTGTTCTAGCTGACGTTAAGTTTGTACCGGAAGTAATTTTAAGGTACATAGCACGTAAGGTGTCTGCGCCCCCGTCCGACATAGTAAACGTTTCGTTTTGATCGGCAGACATTGCTTTCGCGCCATAACCCATAGCATCCGTAATCAACTCTAAGTTGGTATTGGTGCTGGTTCCCCACGTACCACTTTCGTCGCCCGTGGCGATTTCTTTTAATCTCAAATTATTTACATAAGTCGCCATTTTTAACCTCGTTTATTACGCTGCTATCTCTGTCCAATTAGGATCTTGAGAAGGTTGTATTTCTATCCACATCTGGATACCCGAAACTTGTCCTACTGCTTGCACCCCTGTAAGAGTGGTACTAATGTTAACCTCTACGTCAACTTGACCTACAGCACCAGTGGCACTTACCCCTGTTACTGTAAAGGCCGCAGGTATACTCGGTATAACCTGACCAACCCCTCCGGTAGCTGCTACCCCAACTAGGACAATATTAGCGTCACTGTTTACCGTAACGCCACCCACACTGCCTGTGGCTAACAAGCTTCCTGCGGTAACTGTTCCTGTAGTGACCGCTAAAGCCGTTCCTACGCTACCTGTGGCTTGACTTCCTGCGTTAGAGTTACCCCAACCAGAGTTACCCCACGCGCCAATTCCCCATCCTTCTAATTTAACCGTTACAGGGAATCCTACTTGACCTACCCCTGTCGTTCCAACCGAACTTCCCGCTACTACTGTTTCATTGAAGACAATGTTAACACTAAGGCTACCTACGGCGGTTGTGGCGGCAACTCCCACCAGCGTAACAGACGCTTGTCCATTAATCGAAACCGCTCCGACCGAACCCGCAGCCTGTTGGCCCGAGCTAGTGTTGCCCCACGAGCTAGAACTCCATGTATCCGTCCCCCAACCATCGAGGCGTACAGTCTGGTCGGTCACTACGCAATCCTAATTAACGCCGATGTTGCATTGTAAGTAGGCATAACTACCGAAAAATCACCAGAACTTGACGATTTGTCTGATCCAAAGTCTAAAACAAGTAGTGTAGGATCACCTGATGCAGTGTCGTTATAAATTAATGCACCACGCGCAGTAATAGTGGAGGTCGGCCAGTTACGATCTCCAAACTCTGCAAAAGCAGTGGTACCGCTGTTAGTCGGGGTTACATTAGTAAGCACGTTACCGCCAGCCACATAGCCTGTACCCGTCACTTCGTTAGAAGTGGTGTAAGCAGTGGTAGCAGCGTTAAAAGACGCACTGTTTGTATACAGGGCCATTTTAAAACTGTTGCCCGAACCGTTAGTTAAGTTGTGAACGCCTTGTAGTAGCTCCTGCTTAAAGCTAGTACACATATAGTTTCCAGAAAATGCCATGTCATAATCTCCTAATTAATTCAGCTAGTTTTGGTTGGCCCGCATCTAATAAAGCATTATAGACGGTGGTTCTATCACTGGAAATGGCTTGACGCATATAATCGGCAATAACCTCTTCCATGTTATCTTTAAAAGCGTGAGCTTGTTGTTGCAAAACCGGATTAGCTTGATCTGAAATACTAATAATACGATCTACACAACGACTTGCTATTTCTTCAGGAGTAAACCCCCTGTTTTGGGTTGTTGCAACTTCTACTTTAAAATCGTTAGATATACCTAATTGGGGTGTCATCATGTTCTTTCTCGCATAACCATACCTTCTCGATATTCATCAGTGACCTGTTTAGCTTCACCAAACTGCTTCAATGCAATAATAGCCTCTGCAAAACGTTTTTCATAATCCTGCATTAGCTGCGGGTCACCTTTCATGTAAATATAAGCTTCTATCAAACTGCCGTAAAGCAGCGTAAGTTCAGCGTTAATACTTAACCAAGTAGTTCCGTTTTCTGAACCAGCGGTTAAACTGGTTGGACGATAATAATAATGTAACTCTACAACAGAACTAGCGTTTGGCGTAGGAGCTATAAGAAAAGCATCAACATCAAAAATAGAGTAAAAACGAGGATCGCCTTGGGTAGACCTGTCCGGCGTAAACGATTGCAAAAAATTCACATCTTTAAACTCTAAAAATGTTTTTTCGTTAGTGGTCCCATCGGTGTACGACAATGAAAACGGAGCAAGAAAGTCCGTAGGCATCGTAAGGTACTCATCACCTTGCGTAACGTTTCCAGCGGAGTTTTTACGGAACAAGCTTAGTTGCACGTTTTTTAGAATGCGTTCTTCAGCAGCGCGAATAAAAATGGGTAAATTAGTAACAAAAGACGTTTCCGAGTTTTGCGTGTAATCTTGCAATGCTGTTTTAAGCTGTGCGTAAGTAAATGCCATTACCTAAATCTCTTTGTTTTCTTTGCCACCTTTTTAGGTTGCGACGAAAATTGTTTCCCTGCTTTAGTGTCCTTCCTTTTTTTCCTAGTCGTTGCGGCATATTCCCCCGCAGACAGCGACTTTATTGCACTTTTAGGCAGGTATCTTTCCCCTGTTTTTGCGCTAGGCTTACCCGATTTGGTAGTCCATTTTTGCTTTGTCCACTTTTTTAAAGACTTTTGTGGAGCTTTTAATGCCATTAGGTATAGCCTCCGCCACTGTCCTTATATCTTTTGGCAAGCATTTGCGCTTTTCTAGCGGACCATTGACCCGCTTTACCGCCTTTTGTCCCTGCTTTTATAGAATTAAACATTCTTTTACGCATAGTAGGCTTAGTGTAGTTACCCGCTTCGTTTACACGAGACTTATTTACACCACCGCCTTGGTTCATCTTTATAGGGCTACCCGCCCCCAAGTTAACTCTGCTTGTCATGTTGTAACCACCGTAACTGTTCCCACTTGTCCAAAAACATTCATTGGCCTAAAGTTGCCGCCATCTTCTACATTAGGGACCCCAACATAAATCGAGAGGACCATTGGTGTAGTAGGACGAGGATCTTTTAAAGCTTGTGGGTCAGAAACATGCCTTCTTGGATCTAACTGAGGTTGTTTTTTTTCCCATTCGTCTGGACCCACCAAAGAACCCGTCCATTCTTTTCGCATATCGTTTAAACGATACACAAATCCCGAACGATCTGAGACGCCCAAAGCAAATTTTCCTTGAGCAAATTTAGCCATTAGTTTGGCCTCGCATAAGAAATGCCAGGTTGGATAGTAAAAGACGCCCTGTCTCTATCTTCTGTAGCCGCAACAATAAACTCTTCTTCATACAGAGTTTTTAACAAAGTGGTCCTGTCGGGCGCAAGCTTTAAAGATAGGTAATAAGCTAGACCCGCCGTCAAACATGGATAAAACCTAAACGGGACTTCCATCGTGTTGGTGTAGGTATCTGCGTCTTGTATGCGCGTTAAACGATTAAACACAATAACATCTGTAGTATTATTAGGCGTAGGCCAAACTTCTAACTGAGGAGTGATTAATCTATTTAAAAAGAATTGATCGACTCTTCCGCCAGTTGTTTTATTAGGAATTGTTAAATAGTCATCTCGACTGACTCTAGGAATAGAAAAGTCCGTATTATCTCTGCGAATAACTGCACTTAATATGTCTATTGTGCTTCTGACATCCAAAAAATCTACAGCCGTTGTTACAGTGGTGGTAGCCCCGCTTGCCGCTCCTGTAATTGTTTCTCCCGCTACAAACGTGCCCGTAGGCAATGTAATCGCTAAACTTGTTGCA